CCCTGGTACATGTCCGCAATATTTCCGTATGCAAGCCCTGCCGCGTCAATGTTCACCATCCCACGGCTCACGTCCACGCGCATAACGATGGCATCAATCCCAGGGGTCATCGTTTTACTCCCGTGATGGTGACCAGCCCTTTCTCGACCAGCCGGCGCCAGGTCCGCACCATGGCCCTACGGCAGTACCATTCCCGCTCCTCGCTGGCCATGCGTGTGCGCTTGTCGATGGCATCGTGACAGGCGTGGCAGGCATAGCAGGCTGAAATGTCGTCCGGCTTGGTGCCCATGCCGTTGGACTCATCCGGCAGGTGCGCCAGCACGGTTGTCTCCGGGTCGCCGTTGCAGATGCCGTAGATATTCAGGGTGCATTCTTCTCCCCGGGCACTGTCGCGGATCGTCTTGGATTTAATCTTCAACGGCCATCTCCCTTTCTCGACGAAGATCCGCCAGCTTCTGATCGATCTGCACCCTCCGTCGGTACAGTTCATCGGCCGGGGCGTTCTTCTGGCTCTGGCGCGTGCGCAGCTTGCAGATGGCCTCGGACGCTGCGCGAATCTCTGCCTCGGTCATAGCATCACCCACAGCGACACGGCAATAACACAACAGGCGCTCATTCCGCACAGCACCGCCAACATTCTCAAATCGTCCATACATCACCCCATGGATACCAGTTGTTCGACGCACTGCTGCGCCTCAGCTTCATTTTTGAACGTGCGCGACAAGATGAATTTCCAGATCACCGAGAAGGCCGCCTTGTAGAACCGATCAAACTCCTCCTGATCCATACTGTTGAAATTAATGGACAACGGCTCCTTGCGCAACCCCGCCGGCGTGACCACGTAGCGGAAATAGCCGGCCTCGATCTTCACCCAGTCGTGAAGCGCCTGTACGTCCTTCTCAGGGGCCTCGATGCGCTGGGCGCGGGATAGGGCCAGCTCCCGCAGGAAAGCCTTGCAGGCGCGGCGCACGGCCCCCGTGTTGCCGCCTTTGCCATCCAGCCACTTGGCAAAGCTTTTGAGCGTGTGTTTCTCGCTACTGCTTATCAATCCCCCGGTGGGCTCCCAATAATCCATGGCCAGCGCCAGCAGCCCGCCCCAGTAGAGGCGGTGGTGCTGGATCGAGCGCGGTTTGACCGCCACGGCCTTGACCCGGATGCCCTGGCCCGGTTTCCAGCGGGCGGCCAGGTCGGCGTCTTGCTGGGAAACCGGGCGGAAGCTGCCGTCCTGGCACTTGGCCAGCATGGTTAAACCAGCAGCTCTATGCCGCGATAGGGGCGATCGAGGGGAATGTCGTCATCAAAATCGTCAAACCCGCCTGACTGTTGCTGCTGAGATTGGCCCTGCTGAGGATAACCCTGCCCCTGCGGCGCCGCCTGCTGCCCCTGGGGGCGCTGTTGCTGCTGACTCTGCTGGGGCGCCTGGCGTTGCTGCTGTGGCTGCTGCTGGCCGCCGGCCGAGGCTGCGTCAAGCATCTGCATCTGGCCGTTGATATCGCAGACGATCTCGGTGGTATAACGGTCCTGACCGTCCTGCCCCTGCCATTTGCGGGTGCGCAGCGAGCCTTCCACATAGACCTTGGAGCCATTTTTCAGGTACTGCCCGGCGATCTCCGCCAGCTTGCCGAAAAACACCACCCGGTGCCATTCGGTACGCTCCTGGGGCTGGCCGGTCTCGCGGTCCTTCCAGCTTTCACTGGTGGCCAGGGTGACGCTGGCAACCGGGTTGCCGTTGGGCAGGTAGCGAACCTCGGGATCCTTGCCGAGGTTGCCGATCAGAATTACGCGATTAACTCCACGTGCCATTGTTATTCCTCGCTCTCTCAGTACCTTTGATTGCGTCTTCCCTTTTGTGAAGGCGCCCGTGACCTGACCTTGTAACAAGGGCCAAATTATTGTCTTCGTTGTTTAGCCGGTCGCCGTCGATGTGGTGAACGCACTCGTCCTCTTTAAGAGGCCGCTCAAGCCTTTGTTCCATTTTTACAACGTGCTCTAGGCGACCTTTATGCTCTCCCCGTGTGTATTCTCGATAACCGGATTGCGTAACCCTGGACCCTTTCGCTTGTTTCTCTCCCCGTTCCAGCTTCTTTGCTTTTATTGACGCTTTGTGCTCATCGGTGAATATTCGATTCTTGCCCCTAAACCCGGACCCTAACCTCCCTTGTGACGCAGCCAGTTTGACTCCTTCCGCCCTAGTCCTGAGAACACCAGCCGCGAAAAGCCGGCACCGAACAGTACTCACCGGCAACCCTGTTTCTTCTGCCACCTGCGGGACGCTCTGGCCGAGAAGGTATAGGTCGATCACTTTGTTAACGCCCCGCTGCAGCAGGAACTTCATCGAGGCGGGCGGATAACCGCAGGACAGCGCCACATCGGTCTGACGCTCTCCGGCCTTGATTCGCGCTTTCACTTCCCGGCACAGATCGGCATCGAAGGGGCGCACCTGGCGCACGCCGCGCTTGACCATGCGGATAAAAAACTTGGCGTAGCCGTCGCTGGTGCCCAACTTGCTAGCGAGGGAATAGGCGCCGCCGTCATGCGCCCAGGCGATATCGAGTTGTGTCTGTAGCTGTTCGCTCATCCTTCATCTCCCTGCGCCGCCTGGCGCATGCGGTCCAGCAGTTCGGCGCACTCGGCATGCACCTGCTCGGCGCGCATGATGTTACCGTCTTCGGTGCCAGGGATTCCGATCAGGGTGACAGGCAAATCGGCGTCTGTTTTGCACACGGGGCAGGTAAACCCACCGGTGTAATTGGGGTGATCAAACGTTCTCATACTGCGCTCCTTTCAACTGCGCCGCCCCTGGGCAGCATCTGATAAATATCCTGGTTTTCGTCATGGAACAGCGCGAAGGCCACACCGTCTGTAGTGCGCTCTACGGCCTGCCCGCCCCCCTGGCCAGTACGTAGGCATCGGATTTCCCGCAAAACGTCCTTCACGGCGCTCCTGTGGGCGCACAGCGGGCAACCGCAGTAATGACGAGGGGAGAAAATAACGTGACAGCTCCGGCACTGGATGTTCATTCGGTGAAATCCTCGTCCTGGATCACCTGGCCGCTCAGCACTTCTTGGCTGACGTAGGTCTTCACGTAGCGGTCCAGATAGCTTTTGGCCTCGGCGTCTGCAAACAGATCCTCCACCATGCCCTGGTAGTGCTCGTCCAGCTCAGGCAGCCGGCCATAGGCCACCATCTCCTGGGCTTTGTACTCGATGCCGCCATCCTTGCGGGTGAATTCCATCCGTACCTCGATTCTCCATTTTACCGGCTTGTGATGCAGCACCTGGCGCAGGCAGTCCCAAAAGTGATCGTTCATCAGGCGCAGTTGCACCACGGGGTTGGTCGATCCCACCTGTACCTTGGTGGTCATGTCGTGCTCCCCCAGCGGGTCTTCCAGGCTGAACCTAAGCCAAAAGCCCTTGATTGATTTCTGAATCACCTTGTCGATAGCGCTCTTTTTCGAGTAGCGCTTGTTTTTCTTCCTGGCCATCATTTCTCCCCCGTCACAGGCCAGTAGCTGGCGCAGAAGAAAAACCCGTTCTCGTCAACCCCATATTTGAAGTCAGAGAACGACTGGTAGGGCTCGTTTGGCTTGGCCGTTTTGCGGTAACACTTCCGCCGCTTCGGGCACTGGCGGTTTAGGCACATGGTGATATCTGGCATCTCAAAACATCCCCTTCAGTTTGTGATTTGTCACCCATCGAATCCGCGGGCGCTCTTCTTCGTGGTTTGCTGGCTTAACGCCTCCCGGTTCTCGTGGTCCTGAACGGCCCCGCGCGTGGCGTCCATTGATTCGAAATACCCGGCCTTCATGTCCAGGTACACGCTGCCGGTCTTGCCTTTGCGGTTGAGCCTGACCAGCAGCTCGGTCAGCCCGGGATTCGGCACCGTCTCATAGGCTCCGGCCCGGAACAGGCCAATCCAGATATCGCAATCCTGCTCGATCTGGCCGGTGTCCCTGGAATCGGACGGGCTGGGCTTGCGATCAATGATATTGGTCCTGGACTCCAGAGATCGGTTGAGCTGGGTCAGCAGCAGCACGATGCAGTTGAGCTCCCGGGCCAGGTTCTTGAGCTGCTTGGTGATATTGCCGTAGGCCAGATCGTTACGGTCAGCTTTGGGCGCCGACATCAGGGTCAGGTAGTCCACGGCGATGATGCCGACCCGCTTCTTGCGGGAGATCTTGCGGCTCTCTGATTTGATGTGTTCGACGGTCAGGCCCGGCGTGTCGTCAATGTAGATCTCGCTCTTGATGATCTTCCCCGAGCCATCGGTTAGCTTCTGGAACTGGTCACTGGTCATCGGCCGATAGAACACGTCCGGTGACAGGTCGGACTCGCCGGTAATCAACCGCTCCACCACCTCCTGGTCTCCCATCTCCATGGAGAAAATCAGCGAGGGCATTTGCAGCCGGGTGCCGAAGTGGCCAGTCAGCTTGGCCAGAAGAGCGGATTTGCCCATCTTCGGGCGGGCGCCGACCACCACCAGCGAGCCGGGAACCAGCAACTTGGGGGCCAACAGGGAATCCAATTCGGGGATGCCGGTGGTGAACCCCTCGGACGGCTTCCCTTCCTGCTGATCCACTACCCCCCGGATCCAGTCTTTGGCGATGCTGGACGCGTGCACCAGCCCCCGGCTGCCACTGCCCCGCGCCGACATGGCGCTATCCAGCATCTCGGCCACTTCGCTTTTGCTCGTTGCCCAGTCCTTTTCGCCTTCCATGATCAGCGACATGGAGTTTGACAGCGTTGTGATCAGGTTGCGCATCTCGTAGCGCTCTTTGATGATCATCGCGTAGTGCTTGCCGTTGGCCGATGAGGCGTAGTTGCTGCACAGGTCCACCAGGTAAGACATGTCGAGGGATTCGTTGGCCGTGGCCAGGCTCACCGGGTCCGCCGCCAGATTCTGGCTGTACAGGGTCAGAATGGTTTTCCAGATCTCGGCATGAACCGGCACATAGAAAAACTCAGGTTTCAGCATGCGGGTCAGGGTGTCGACCAGATCCCCCCCGTCTGAGATCAGGCAGATCTGTATCACCGCCTGCTCGGCTTCGTTGCTGTGGTTAGGCTTTGCCATGGTAATTACCCTCGATGACCTTGACGAAATTGGCCTCTTTCATGAGCCATTCCAGGTTGCAGAAAGACCCGGTGGTTAGAAACTCCGATTGGGCCACGTAGTCAAAGAACCCCTCGAAGTAATCCATCCCCTTCCCCTGCTTCACCGCTTTCGCCCATCTCGCTTTCATGTGCCGCTTCCTGGAGTCGGTAAGAACTTTGATTCTTGGCAGCATTGGTAACCGTTCCTCATACGCGCTGACAATCGCCTGATAAGGCGTATGTGTTTCTATTGGTTCTTGGTTTATGGTTCTTGGTTCTTGTTTAGCTTTGCTCTGGGTTTCTTCTGGGTTAGCTAAATTAACCCGCTGGGTTTCTTCTGGGTTAGCCTTGGGTTTGCTCTGGGTTTTGGGCCTCCCCCCCTTCCTGCCGTTAGCCCGCGCCACTTGGGCCTTTGCGCGAAACGCCTTGATCTCTTCATCGGCGCGCTTGTTCACCCAAACCCCGTCCTCAAATACGAAGAACTCGGCCAAAACTTGGCTGATTTCGTGCTCAAACTCCCTCATTCGCACCAATCTGCAGACCGATTTTATATCGCCAGGCAGCGGCGACTCGGTGAGATAGTACAGATCAAGCAGCCGACGAAAACCCAGGTCTTCTATCTCGGTTAGGTGGTTCGCGTGGCTGGCGTAGTCCCCTATGTTGAACTGGTAATAGTGCATGTTCGCCTGCGACTGTTTGCCCACTCCTTTCCATCGGGCGCTGCGGGGCCTGCCGTCCTGGCCGGCTTTACGTCTCAAATACCAAGGTAGTCGGTGATTTCCTTGATCTTCTTGTCGTATTCATCGGGGGCGCACGCCGGCATCTGCGATTTCAGGTATTCGTATACGCCGTAAATCCCCCCGCTCATCCAGGCGTCAAGTTCAGCACGGACGTAGCGCACCATCTTGCCGCGCTTAATGTACGGGGGAGCCTTGCCGCCTCCCAGAACGCCAGACGAGCGGCTTTGTGCCAAGGTCTGCTCGGAATAGCCGAGAATGTCTGCCGCCTGCTTTGTGGTCAGGTATGTCTTTAGGTTGGTCATGTTGCCTCCTGTGTTTTGCGTACTATAGGGCCTCAAGCATAAGTTATCAAGCATTAGGATTGATCGCTAAAAGGTTTGACAAGTTATGATGGGTGTCGTACTGTTAGGCCATAACGGAACGGGAGTAAGCCATCATGAAGCAACACATCGCCACCGCCGCCGGCGCACTCGCTTTTCTGCTGATCTGGATCAGCGTCGAGTCGATGATCTACGATGCCCAGGCCACGGCAAACGCTCATTACTGCGCGATGGTGGCCGATGGCACCTGGAACGATTATGACGCCGACATTGATTGTGGGGAGAAGTGATATGTACAACATCCCCGATGACGCCGCCGGTCACCCGCTGGCGCCCTGGAACGAACAGGAATGGCGCTGCCCCGAGTGCGGTGGCCATCAAGATGACGTCGAGTGCACCCCCAGCGATTGCCGGGCGACGAAGAAGAATAAACCAACCCGCAGTAGGAGTAGCAGTATGGACAGACCCGCCGCCCTGGCCGCCTGGATCGTGGAAGAGCTGGTTGGTGACCGCCCGGTATTCGACGGTCACCGGCATTGGACCTTTGATGACGTGCAGGAACGGGTAGACCAGCATCCCGACGTGGCCCGGTTGGGCCGGATGCTGGTCCTGGCCACCAGCAACCAGCAGAAGGAGCGGGCCGCCAGCGCGTATCAGCTGATTTTCCGCCGTACCGCCAAGGCCCTCGCCGAACAGATCGCCCTGGCGGTGTGGGCACATAACAAACTACCGACACAAGGAGCATGACCATGGACCATAGCAAACTGCCTGCAACCGTCACGGGGACGGTGTATATCTGCATCAGCCCCAGCTTTCCCGAAGACGTGATGCTCACGTGCTCAGACATGAGCGGGTACGGGTATGCGGTGCTTGGCACCCAAGAGGTGACCGTCGACGTTCCCCGCGTCTATCCCAGGGCGAAGATGATCGAAGGACTGGAGGCGCAGGCCAAGAAGTTGCAGGCCGATCACCAGGTGGCGTTGAACGACATACAGGACAAGATCCAGTCGCTGCTGGCGCTGGAACATGGGGGTGGGGAATGAATCCGATTGCCAAAAGCGGCACTGGCTTTGCCCTGCAGCCGTCAAGTCTGAACGAAGCCATGGAAATGGCCCACATGCTTTCCGGAAGCCAGATGGTCCCGAAGTGCTACCAGAACAAGCCGCAGGATACCCTGGTTGCCATGATGATGGGCTCGGAACTGGGACTGAATCCGATCCAGGCGCTGCAGAACATCGCGGTAATCAACGGCAAACCGGCCATTTACGGGGATGCCCTGCTGGCCTTGGTTCAGAACCATCCTAAATTCGGCGGCCATGAGGAGTCCTTTGACGAGCCGACTATGACCGCCACCTGCACCGTATGGCGCAAGGGAGAACAAAAGTCGCACAGCGTGAGGTTCAGCCAGGCCGACGCCCAACAGGCGGGGTTGTGGGGCAAAACAGGCCCCTGGACGCAATACCCCAAGCGGATGCTGATGTGGCGGGCCCGAGGGTACGCCTTGCGCGACAAGTTCGCCGACGCCCTGGGCGGGTTGATCACCGCCGAAGAGGCTCAGGACATTCCCCGGGAGCGCGACGTGACGCCACGGGAAACCGCCCGGCCGGCCATCGAGCACTACGCCGACGAGGCGTTTGACGCCAACTTTCCGAAATGGAAGTACGCCATCGAGGCAGGCAAGCGCACCCCCGAGCAGATCATCAGCATGGTCAGCAGCAAGGCAACCCTAACCGAAGAACAACAGCAGAAGATCAAGGAGGTGGCCGCATGATCACCCACAACGTCCAGCAGGGCACCCCGGAATGGCACGCACTGCGTGCGGAGCATTGCACCGCCAGCGAGGCCCCAGCGATGGCCGGCGTCAGCAAGTACCAAACCCGCTCAGAACTGCTGCGGCAGAAACACACGGGCGAGGTGCCTGAAGTGAGCCCGGTGCAGCAACGGATATTTAACAAGGGGCACGCCGCCGAAGCCGCCGCCCGCGCCATTGCCGAGTCGATCATCGGCGAGGAACTGTACCCGATTACTGCCACCAGCGAGGAGCACCCCCACCTGCTGGCGTCGTTCGATGGTGTCACCATGCTGGAGGATACCCTTTGGGAGCATAAACTTTGGTCCCAGTCACTGGCGGCCGCGGTACGCGATGACGGCTTGCCCGAGGCTTACCTGATCCAGATGGACCAGCAGCTGCTGGTCAGCGGCGCCGAAAAATGCCTGTTCATGGTTTCTGACGGTACCCGTGATAACTGCGTCTGGTGCTGGTATCAGCCCGCGCAAGGCCGCTTTGATGCACTGCTGGCCGGCTGGGAGCAGTTCCACCAGGACTTGGCCGCCTACAAGCCCACCGCGCAGAAGGTGGAGCCCAACGGAGCAGCCCCCGAGACCCTCCCGGCCCTGCGCATCGACCTGAAGGGCATGGTCACCGCCAGCAACCTGCCCGAGTTCAAGACCCGGGCCCTGGCGATGATCAACGGCATCAAGACCACTCTGGCCACCGACCAGGAGTTTGCCGACGCCGCCGAGACCGTGAAGTTTTTGCAGAAGGGCGAGAAGCAGCTCGAGGCCAGCAAGAAGGCCGCGCTGGAGCAGACCGCCAGCATTGCCGAACTGTTCGACACCATCGATGAACTGCGCGAGACCATGCGCCAGAAGCGGCTGCACATCGACAAGCTGGTGAAGGCCGAGAAGGAGAACCGGCGGCTGGAGATCCATCAGCAGGCGGCCAAAGCCTTTGATGCGTTCCTTGCCTGTCTGGACTGCCCGGTTGAGCCCAACCACAGCCTGAACATTGCCGGCGCCATGAAGGGCAAGAAGACCATCACCTCGTTGCAGTCAGCCGCCGACGATGAAGTGGCCCGGGCGAAGATTGAATGCACCCAGGCTGCAGGTACGATCAGGGCGAACAAGGCTCTGCTGGATGGCCAGAAAGACTATGGATTTCTCTTTGCCGACTGGCGACACCTGATAACCGAATCCCAAGACCGCCTGCTGTTAGCCATCAAGGGACGGATTGCCGACCACAAGGAGGCCGAACAGAAGCGCCTGGAAGCCGAGCGGGCGAGGATCCGAGCCGAGGAACAAACCAAGGAAGAAGCTGAGGCCCGGAGCCAGGCATCCGAGCAGCAGCGGATCCGCGAAGAAGAAGCAGCCCGCCAGCAGGCCCAGGAAGCCGCTGAACAGGCCGAAGCCGAACAGCAGGCGAACATGA